CTGCGATAGAAGCCGTAGCTCTCGCGGCGCATCCAGAATAGCTCGCCCTGGGTGCCCGGGGCATTCTTGCAGCCCTTGTAGATTTCAACGCGGTCGCCCTTGTTCATCTGCATGGTTCCTTGCTCTCTATAAACGCATATTAGCACATTAAAAGAGTGTGTCAACAGAAAAATCACGAAACACGAAATAAATCATGCAATTTAAGAATGGTAGCTTTTTCTGCAATTGCGACGATATTGCCATTCTCATGAAGCATATTTGCAATGCACTGGGCATATTCGCGGTTGGCAATCAGCTTCGCGGCGGGTTGTTCATAGATGGGGCGAATTTGTTTGATCACGGCGCGGACGGTGGGGGTAATCGACATATCGGTATCTCCTGTCTATGGAAGCATCATAGCCGAATTGGGATATCGTGTCAACAATTATCTTGGGGTAGGCGAGGGGTTTTTACACCCCTGCCATTTCCAGAGCAGTCTCAAGAGCCTTGGTTTTAAGGTTCTTATTGACGCCATACCAAGCCGATTGCATACGGTTGTCGGTAGTGCGGCCCATAACGTGATCAGTCATATAGGTGACGGTATTGAAAGCTTGCCACCACGAACCACGCGCAAATTCTGCACCGGGTTGAGTGTTAATCACGCTGAGAGCCAAACCGGCGTTTTTGCTAATTTCTTTTTCACCAGAACCAGTAGAAGGAAAAATGGTCTTGAAATAGTCAGAAATGCTGTCGGCGGTGTAGCGTTTGCTGCCGAGAAATTGTGCCATTTCCTTATACTTGGCAAGCTTTTCTGCTGCAACACCAAGCATCAACTTCACGTTGTCGCCATTAAATTCGCGGCGGTGACTGATCTTGACCATCTTTTCGACCTTAGTGTTCAAGCTCAAGGTCAAAGTGTTATTGCAGACAACACGAATTGGAGTGAAGCGAATATCGGTAGAAAACCCATACTTGTGAAAATTGGTGAAGTGCAGATAGGATTCCACCTCATCGCCCTTGAAAAGAGTGAAACCGTCCTTCACCTTAGCCAAGGCCCACACAATCTGACCATCCTTAAGAGAGCCAGCAGTGTGCATTTCCATATCACCCTCAGCGATGAAATCATTAAAGAATTCAAAGGCTTCGGAGTTCTGCACAGGATTCCAATCATCAGAAACCACATCCAACACGCGGTCATCGGAACTACGCACCAGAGCGGAATGCTTGACGGAAACTTGTTTGCCGTTGATATTAGCGAACGCCGGAACCTTCTGCACGGTCCAATCAAGACCAGCAGCCTCCAAAATTTGATCAGGAGTCAGATCAGCCGGAACGCGCTTACCCAAGCCGTGCCACGGAGTTTCACCAACGTAGGCCATTTGAGCCACACCGTTCACCATTTCGAGTTCATGAGCCATTTTCGTATTACCTTCTTTGTTCAGTTGATTTAAGAGTTATACACCAGATAGAAAGGCACGTCAATAGTTTTTTTTAATTTTTTAGGTGATATTTTCATGATTGCAGTGATATTGATACCATGAGGCGGCGTTGGGGGAAACGGCTGGGCGACCTCGGCCTTGACCGGATACATATGGAGCGATCGCCCCGCCGGTGGCAATAGCAAATTGTCGCCCCCTCTCATAATCCCACTGTTCCTTTACGCTAAATTTATCATACAACTCATTGAAACCGAACCCACTTTTTGCGTCTTCATATCCAATACGAAACGCCTTTGTAGACATGATTGATTTCACAGTGCATGGTTTAGTTGTCGTTTGCGCCACTAAAACCTCCTGTTAGTAAGGAATGAAGGACAGAGAAATTGGATTGAAGCGGCCAAGAATTTCGCCAGTTTTGGTATGCATCAGAGTAGACTCAAAACAGCTTTCCTTCATATATTTGATAGCAGTTTCCATGTTATTGAAAGCAGTAGAAGAACCGCCGAAATTAGTGAAGTATACCAGAAACATCAGAAACTCTCCCTCTCTTATGAAGGTATCTTACCTAGATTGGAGGTGCTTGTCAACCATTTTTTTAAAGAATATTTCCGCGAGAATAATGCCAAGCAAAATTGTCGATTGCGGCGGGGGAAACAGCCGGAAAACCTTTTTTTTGAAACTTATAGGGCGAAATCCGACCACCAGAAATAAAGAAAAACTGCCGCCCGCGCTCATAATCGAATTGCGCTTTTTCGTGAAAATCGTCATAAGATTGATCAAACCCACGACCATTTTTGGCATCATCATAACCAATACGAAAAGCCTGGGTTGCGATGATGTTTTTAATAATAGTAGTGCGAACTGATGTTTGCGGCATTTTTACACCTTTACCTTGGGATCATACCAGACCTGCATGGTGCCGGGTTTTACCCAGCCTTTACGGGCAACATATGCCAATGCGCGGTCAGTGGCAATAGCATAGTATTTGCGAGCGATAGAAAACGGAACCGGACCAGGGCCATAGCCGATCATCATCTGCTGAAAGTGGTAGATGCGTGAACCAATAAAAGCTTGGCGTTCGCGGGCTTCCATGATCATGTTCTCCTTGTCTATGAAAAGAATATAGCCTATTCAGAGATTGTCGTCAAGCTTTTATTTCAAAAAAACGGTGCTAATTTCGTCAATTTCCACAGTAAGCGTATCACGAGGAATATTATGAACTGCAATCATTTCAACCAATTCCACCGTATGGATCACCCTACCACCAAACTTGACGCGGCTATTGGTCACACGCCCACGAAAAGGATAAGCACCCAAATAGCTACCTTCGATGCGCAGACCTTCGAGGTTCCAGTTCATGTTCATTTCCTTGTTTTCCATGTGTGTATATTATCACATCTGGCGCAGGTGTCAACATTATTTTTAAATTATTTTGCTGCCCTGGTTTCTGCCTCTTCGGCTAATTGCGCCCAGTATTTCACGATGCGCAAAACACCTTTGACGTTAGGCGTAAGCCATTGTTCCACTTGCCAATCTTGGAGGTTTTTATTTTTGATATAGCTTTTAGCAGTCAAGCAACCTTCACGCGCATCAGCCTTGCAAAATCCACGGTTGTTATGTGTGTTGGCGCTGTTTTCCTGCTTTTCCACTTCAGTCTGCCGTTTAAACAGAGCCACACATGCCCGTCCAATGATATGTGCGCGCTTGGCAGGATCAGCAGTTAAGATCATGTTTTCAATAGATTGTTTAGTGATTTTCATAGTCTCGATCTCCTTGTCTATGAAAAGAATATGCCACAATGCCGATATGGTGTCAATAAAAAGTTTTTTAAAAATCGGATAAAAAGTTGTTGACTTGTTTCGGGCTGATCGGTATAACTCATCTCAACAAAACGTATGAGGTTTTTAAATGCCTAAAGGTGTTCCCAAGGCCGGTTTCCGCAATCGTGGTCCTAACAAGGCTACGTTGCTTAAAAGCGTAAAAGCTACTTCTCCTAACATGGTGAGGGTGAAAGAGCCAGTTGCTGTTATTCCGCATGAAACGGATGCGCAGATCGAAGCTCGTCTCGCTGATCGTTTTGATATCGTTGACGCAATGACTCGCATGGCTGTTAAAGGCGATGCGCGGTCTTTGATTATTTCTGGTCCTGCTGGCGTTGGCAAGTCTTTTGCGGTTGAAGCGGCGCTGAAATCCTGCCGCCATCATACCATCATCAAAGGCTATGTTCGCCCCACTGGTTTGTTCAAGCTTTTGTGGCAACACCGCAAGCCCAATAGTGTGTTGGTGTTTGACGATAGCGATGATGTGTTTACTGATGATACGTCATTGACTTTGCTGAAGGCGGTGTGCGACTCTTCGGATCGTCGTCGTGTTAGCTACATGACTGAAGGTGTTTTGCTTGACGATGAGACCGGTGATCGTATTCCTAAGAATTTTGAATTCGAAGGCACGATCATTTTCATCACGAACTATGATTTTGATGAACTTATTGGTCGTGGTCATAAGCTTGCACCTCACTTTCGGGCGCTTGTTAGTCGTTCACATTACATCGATCTCGCAATGAAAACGACTCGCCATTATCTGGTTCGCATTCGTCAGGTTATTAAGGCGGGTCTTCTTAAAAATATCGGTCTTGATCCTGCTGGTCAGATTGATGTGATTGATTTTATGGAGGAAAATCACACTCATCTTCGTGAACTTTCCTTGCGTATGGCTCTTAAGATCGGTAGCATTCGCCGGAGTAATAGGGCTGACTGGAAGAAAATGGCTAAAGTTTCTTGTTGCCAAAACGTCTAGAGTAACAAAAAGGGGAGCCATAAAAAGCTCCCCTTTTTTAATGTGTTATCAAATCCACACCAACTTCTTCGCACATGGACTTACTGCGTTTAAAGTTTTCTTCCCATATTTGATTTTTATCCGGAACCATCTTAGCGATAATCTTCACGATACCGGATTGAATTAAAGCTCTGGTGCAGTCAGCGCAGGGTTGCATTGTCACGTAAGCCACACAACCTTCTAATGGTATTCCATTTCTGGCTGCGTTATAGATTGCATTTCGTTCGGCATGTTCGGTCCAGAAGTATTTCTCTGGCCTTTGATGATATTCTTCTTTCGTATCATCCACACCCCTACAAAATCCATTAAAACCAGTTGACCTGATTTCGTGGTTTGGTCCGACAAGGACGCACCCAACTTTCGTGGAGCGGTCCTTGCTTTTCTTTGCGGTCAGTTGTGCTAGTTCAGTAAAATAATCAAACCAACTAAGCGACAAATCCGATTCAATTTTTTCCATTAAATTAAAGATTTAACCCCTTTTTATCGACCGCGATGATAAAATTTTTCACCAATTCACTTCTGACAATATCTTCTACTCCAAATTCCACAAATTCAAAATCCCGATTCATCAATTTTAGAACACCCATAAATGTATTAATATCATTTTTGGATTCTCTTTCTTTATATCTAAAATCGGATTGCCTAAAATCACCAGAATATATTATTCTACAATTTTTTCCACAACGAGTTATAACGGAAGACAATTCACCCCAATCCATATTTTGCATTTCATCCACCACAACAATACAATCGTTTAGGGTAATACCACGAATAAACGAAGTCGAAATGAACTCCACCAATCCACGTTGTTTAAGATATTCGTAGGAATCCGATCTACCAAAAAGCTCCGTGCAAATTGCATAATATGGAGCCTCATATACTTTGGTTTTTTCTTTGTTTGATCCTGGTAAGAAACCCATATCTCTAGTTGGGACTACCGATCTCACGATATAGATTTTTTTGTATTGAGAGTCAGCCGAAAGAAGTTCTTTTAGCGCAAGATATAACGAAATGAATGTTTTACCTGTCCCAGCAACACCATGAAGCATCAAGTGTTTACCTTCATTATAAGCCTTGAAGGTAATCTTCTGGTTTTGTGTCATAGGCTGAACATTGTCTAGGGTGAAATTTATTGTAGGATTAGACTGTTTATTTTCGTTTTTCTGGTTGCGGCGTTTTTCTTTTCTTGAGACTCTCTTGGGTGCAGATTCCATGTTAACTCCAAAATGATTTAGTCGAATGTGTTTACCGTAGAACGGGATATACCTTTGGAGTTTTTCTTTTTGATTTCGCGTAATACATCTCTAAAAGAATCCGGAGGCTTAACCATACCCATTCTTATACTATCACCTATGGCGGGCGCAGCAAGAAGTTGTGTCATATGTGGATTCTTCTTAAGGAACTTTTCAAGCTGTTTGAAAGTTAGAATATCCTCTGAAACTTCTTGTGTAATCGTATTTAGAAATTGATACATGGGCATTAGTAATAATCATCCTCTTCATCTTCTTCCATAGCCAGTAAATCTTTTATATTTTTGGATCGTAATACATTCACAAGACGTTTTTCTTTGCGGCGGTCTGCATCCCTAGCCAAAGAATTGTAGTTATTGTCTTCGTCGTCCCAATAACCACGGTCTTCATTACGGAAAGTTTTTTTAGTCTTGCTCATACGATTAGTAGTCCCGGAAATGCTTTGTTGACAAGTGATGCTGTGATGTTCGGATAAGGAATCTTTTTATCCTTCATTGCAATTAAAAGTTTTGCGTCTTCATGATCGACCGTTTCCAGTAGTTCGATGAAAAGTGCTTCACGTTTTAGTTGGTTCAGATTTGGATTACCGCCTTCAACGAAAAGATAAAGCTTTCGTGCTTGACTATACAACGAACCTTCTTGGTCGTGTAGATTATTTGGTTTATATGGGGGATCGCCATCAGGAAGCAACCACTTAATACCCGGATCAAGCGCACCCTTAAGTATATTAACAAGAGGAACACTATGATTTTTTTGAAGCATAACAACACGTTCTTCCTCAGTATTCAAATTCGAAACCATTTTTAAGGTCTCGGCCACTCCCAATTTCATTATACGAAATCTCCAATTGATTCAGTTAGGTTTTTCAAACGATGTGCCATAAAATAGTTCATGAGATTCTTGGCCGGTTTTCCTTGCTGCTCATGATAACTACTTACCACTTCATTATATATATTTTCGGGAATGTTGCTGAGATCAATAAGTTGTTCGTTTCGCTTATAATTTCTTAGCATAAGTTCATTGCAGAATGATGTTGGTTCTTGTTTTACCCATTCCTCAAGTTTCTTTTTGAATACTGGCTTTTGGCGTTCACCGATCACCAAGCAGTTATCACTTGACAGAATATTAGGAATACCGTCACCAGTATCACCGGATATAATGTGTTCACGAAGAAAAACAACAGGGTCTTTTTCAACAAGATAGCGGTCTCTCACTGGATCGTATTGTGTAACGTTATTGAAATGCTGAAGTTGTTTGAAATCTTTATCCCCTGAAAGAATGAGGATTTTCGTGTCAGTATTACCAAATCGTTTACACAATGACGCAATAATATCATCGGCTTCTGCCTGTTCAATATCAATAACAGGATACTTGAAGTTTTCTTTTAGCTCATGACGAAGCATGTCAAAACACTCAAAAATCATCTTCCAATCTAGTTCGGATGCATCACGACTTTTCTTGCGGTTGGCCTTGTAGTATGGGAAAACTTCCTTACGCCAATATCGTTTACCATCACACGCTATAACAAGTTCGCCGTATTCTCGCTTGAACTTGGATCGATAAGAACGTAACGAATTGAGAACCATATGACGAACCATATTTTCCTCAATCTGAGCGTTCTTATGGTTGCCAAGTTGAACCATAAGATTTGACAGCATAACCTGAGACAAATCAACAATAATAATAACACTCACTCCTTTGGGGCAATAATCAATTTGATTTTATCTGATATCGAAAGCATACCATCTCCATCCTCTGTAAAAACAGCTTCTGCAATGATTTGAAGAGGGTGATCGATACCATAACTTTTTAGCAACAAAGACCTAACCGCTTCAATAACAAGAGCACCTTCCTTAACATCACCGTCTTCTTCTGCCGGTTGAAACCCTGCTATTGAAAGTTGATCGAATAGCAGGGGAATCACCGTTTCGATTGTTTCTTGAATATGAACCTGACGTATTAGGTCCATATTTTCTTCAATCTCTTCGAATGTCGTTGGATGGTTTGCTAAATTATCTGATATCTTCTTTTGTTTTGGAAAGACTACTACGTTATTTGCGATCATATTGGAAGATACCATTCATTTGTGATAATGTCAAGAGGTTTTGTAGCTGAAGAACTGACCACTAGATATAAAACGTGATGGATTTTCCGTCATAAGTTCTTGTAGCAATACTTTCCATCTGAACGCCCACTCATTACGATTATATTTAGAATCAGCAAAGTCTTTTTGTTTTTGTAGTTGCTGTGGATCGGTAAATGAATAAAAACCAGTATTCATCATACCTAAAATGATATCAAGTTTTCTATGGAAAACATCAGCATGATCTCCCATAGTATCCTGCATTTGATACATTTCCGTAAACATACTGGCAGTTTCAGGAAGCGCACCATAATTCGGATGAACACAAACCAAACCGGCAGACATTGCTTCCATCAAACAAATACACGAAGTTTCTTCCCAAATAGAAGGGTATGCAAAAATGTGAGACTTTTGAAGAGCAACACGAAGTTCATCATTCGGAACGGAACCATGATAATTTACTTTTGGGTGCGCCTTTAATGCGTCAAACAACTGCGCATATTCCTTATCACGTTCTTGCCAGCCATAAAGTTTATAAGAAGAATATACGTCTAGTTCGATGTTGTCATATTTTTTACTCAAAACATCAAACACACTATAGAGAATATTCAAACCACGATGGGGAGTTGGTGTATAAATTAGACGAATCTTATCTTCTGGCTTATAAATCAAAGGAATTGGTTCGATGGAGTTTTGAATAACAACGCACTTTGACCAAGGAATACCATACATCTGAATAAACCCACGCATCTGCCAGTTTGATACGAATACGAGTTTATGAAATTTAGCCCATCCGTTGTTCTTCAAATGGTCTGATTCTGGATCACCCGGAAGATCATGTAGCCATAGAATACGAATGTGCTGATCTGATAGATTTTCATGCACCCTCGAAACAAAAATCTGAAAATTATCTAATACCTCAGAATCGATGTTTTTTTCTAGAGCATTCTTCATAATTTCGGTGCCGCCCATAGCATTCTCGGAACCGTTATTTTTAGCAATAGGCATTAATATAACTCCCACATTTAAATTTATTCGACGTTCAAAGTTGCCTGTCGCTGAATGAATGCTTGCCGAATTGTTTTAGCACCGAAATATTTGACAACCAAAGCTTCGACAATAGCGGGATTGAATGGCTTGCATGAAAACACGTCAAGATACATGTGGTCTAATTCATTCACGAAATGACAACAGATGTTACTCGTTTCAATAAGCTGAACGAGAGTATACCCAGCCTTATTACCTTCACCGAAATTGACGATCTGCGGTTCACCATACGCAACCATATCAATATCCTTGACGAGTTGCTTGGCAAAATTGTAGATATTATCATAATCAGTGATTGCATTGTGGTTACAGCCAGCGCAGTCTACGATATTATGATATCCCCAATATTCTTGGTCTTCACTCATTAATTCATTTCCTTAATAATTTTGTATTAATATCTATCCGAAACGTCTTCGCAATATTCGACTGAACTAATATCAAATGATTGCCAGCGACGATGTTCAATATCCCAAACCTTAAGAATTTGGGGGTGCATTCTGTGAAATTCTCGTTCACCTGCCTGCTCTTCAAGATACTTAGGAGGCAGGTGAATCGGTTTCATTGTGCATCTTACAGACATATTCTCTTTTAGAGTGATTGCAATAACAGAACTGCGCAAGTCTTCGAGAATTTTATCACGTTCATATAACATATTTATGATGCCTCGTTCAATAGTTTGCGAGATGAGGTTGCTTGTTCATTTAAAGCGACCATATTGGTAAATTCAGTATAACCACCAATCATGAATCCGTCAACCACAACTACAGGATAAGACACAGCATTTGGAAACTTCTCCTTAAGAATTTCGCGGGTGAAGTCTTCGTTTAGCTTGTTCTCAATAAAAGGCATTCTCTTATCATGCAGGAATGTCTTAAGCTTACTACAAAAAATGCAATCGGGTTTTGTATAAATTTCAATTTGTGTCATTGATTTTCTCTCCCAAAAGTTTATACAAAATTACGCAATAGCTTCTGAACATGCCATATTGATAACGCTGTAGAAAGTGGTTGGATTATTGAGCGAAGCAAAATAATTGGTATACTTTTGCATAGCATCCTGAGCATTATTTGCCCAAACGATTCGACTTTGCTGGGCATGTTGCTTGCTAGTTCCGTTATCGGTAATAGCTTGGACCATACCTTCAACAAAATAAAGTGTGCTTCCACCTGCTGCAACTGGATTATTCTGTGCTGCCAAAGCTGCTGCTGCCGCTGCAATCTTTTCTTGCAAGTATCCAGGCTTCGGACCCTTTTTCTTAGGTGCGGCTTGGGAATTTAAAATATTTTGGTTTGACACCGAGTTTGGTGCAACTGCCATTTGAGCAGCACCTTCATCCAAATCTACCAGCATCGAAACGTCTACGCCAGCAATAGCATTTTCATCATTCATTATATTTCTCCATTTTGTTAATAAATTAAAAGACTTCCACCACTTTTTTTGTGATGATGGTGGAAGCTTTTGTGGTTCTTCGGGTTTATCTGGTTGTCCTAACCACCCCATTATTCCAATACCTCAACTTTCAAACGAACTACGCCTTTGTCATACATACCAAGTTTATTAGCGCAGCCAAGAGAAACGTCTAAGTTTCTACCTCGTATATATGGTCCTCTGTCGTTGACTGTTGCAATTATGGTCTTTTGTGTTTGTGGATTGGTAAGTCTCAGCCTTGTTCCGAATGGCAAAGTCCTATGTGCTACTGTGAGTCCATAAGGGTTGAATCGCTCTCCGGTTGCCGTCACTTTACCATGTTTATACCATGATGCTGTTGTAATATAAGTTTTAACAACATTGATTGGCTTTTCGTGTGTCTCCTTAGCTTGAGCGTTGAATGCAAAAAGAAATAACAAAACACCCAAACTAAGAAACACGACTAATCGCTTTCTCAAGTTTGATACTCCTAGTTAATGGACATTTCGGGCGTTAACCCTCCGTGGCCTCGTTGTTACGGGTCGCGTATACCATTAAGTATATATGTATTCAATCTACGCTGCAAGAACTTCTTTGAGTCTGTCAGCGCATACCGAGGCTGCAAATGCGTGTGGCTTTACCACAGGGTCTATATTGCAAGTGCCTCTAATGTAACCGATTGCCTGATTAATCACACAAGAAGACCCGAATTTTTCTTGTGGGTTGATATCCAAGTGAATTTCACAATGTCTATCACCAACAACATCGGCTACTTTACTATATATATCCTGCGCAAGATAGACCTCATTCATCAGACGCAGGGCTGGGCGGCTTGGTTTTGAATCGTAATCAATTTGACGAGTGATTTCCCCAAAGATTTTACAGCCGTTTTTACCGTTGATGTGAACAACAATAGCAACTGCATAGTCTGCATACCAAACTTTATTCATTTTAAAACGTTCAGAATCAGCCCCGATGTAAATCTTTGAATCTACAGCAGAATTCCTAATGTATTCTCTAACTTCACCAAAATTAAGCTTTAGCACGATACACCTCATTTGTTCATTCATGCATTATATAGCGGTTTGAACACCCCGTCAAGCATTATTTTTTGACATGTGACCTAGCCACCTTTACCATTACCCAATCGTTGTAATAATTATCATTTTCTAAAACCTCAAAAAGAAATTGATATTTGGCTTCGTGATAATTACACATTCCTTTGGTTTTACATAAAAGTAAAATTTTTCGGTGAAATTTGTCTGGACCCATTACCAGCACGTCTTCGTTGAGTTTTTTATTGGAACCGTAATACGTTTTCCAATCACTATCAACTTTGATTTTTTTCTTCTTGCCGTTGACTTGTTTTGTCTTGGTTTTTTTAAGAAGTTTTTTGCCGATGTATTTTCTGCCATCGACCTCGTTTGTTATTTCATAGACAAAACCAATATAGTTTTCAAGAATAGTTTCGTCTATCTCTTCACCTTTATAGAACCATGTCATAGTGGGAATCTCCTTCTCCCACTATTTAGGTATTATACAGAAGAACCACTGCCCATTATTTCACTTCATCTAAATTTGTGTGCAATACAGAAACAGTTTTTTCACCTCTCAAACGAGCGGCCATAACAGCATGATGACCATCAGCAATAAAATGCTCACCCTTATGCGTAATAACATGAATATGCTGAGGATTTGTTTCTGCTACTTTAGATTTAAGTTTTTCTTGATCACCAGTTCTCACGAAAGGTTGAGTGGCGTGTAAATCTTTGATATTCATGGTTTCTCTTTTATGAAGAGCCGCGAATTTTCTTTGACCTTCTTCTTGGGTTTTTATGTCATACATACCAAGTTTTTTCTGAACGTTATATAAACGATTTCCGGCAGCGTAAGCTTTTCTTCCATTATACTTGAGAGGAATATGCTGGCCTTTTTCGGTTTTCATCCAGGGACCATATGATTTTTTCTTACCGAAACGTTTTGCCGCACGATTAGCCAAAGCAACAGGATCGACCATTCGTTCTTCTATAAATTGCTTAAAAGACATGATGTTCATTACTAGGTCGATCCTTTTTAGTTTTATTTATATAATATTAGTCATCATCCCATTCAATTTCATCATCTTCCCATTCAGCATCATCTGACGGATATCTTTCTCGTAAAATTTCCCTCAATTCCTCATCGTTGCAAGGAAGTAAATCACTAAGATTATCACAGTCAGCTTCTTCAAAACAATCGATCATCTTGTCATATAGGTCTTGTCTCTCATCACGATCCATCACCGTTTCCTTGATGATTTCGACAAGTGAACTAAACAACGTTACGCCAGAACTCCAACCCATTATTGATTCTCCTGCTGCATTCTATCTTTAAAATTACTCGGATCGTAAACAATTTCGACTAGAATATCGATTAATGCCATACCCCTTAAATTTTGTTCAATTCTTGCCTTCAACATTCTGCTCCTGTCTTCTTCTTCCTGCCTCATTTTATCTCTATAATAATCATCCTGGTTCATAGTGAAAGCCCCTTCAACATTTCTGAGTTTTGTTAATTGCCCCTCTACCACGAATATAACCATGTGGTGGAGTTTTATGATGTGTCTCCCAGTCTAAACAACGCCAAGTTTGTTTTGTTTGAGGATTGTGAAACCATAACATAGAATCGAATTTTTTAACAGCACCGAATTTTTCGATAAATATTTCAAATATATCTCTATTATTAAATCTGAAAGTCTTTCGTAGTTTGGGAATATTTTTTTGTTCACACCACCAAGCCCATTTTTTTGATGATATTTCGTAATTAAAATACACACAAAAATCTTTACCTACTTCCAACAATTTTTCTTCCGTAATATCAAAATGATTGTTGCTGTTATATCCCGAATACATTTCTCTGAATTTCTGCTTAGTTTGTTCTGAATGTTTATGTCCTCTGAACCAACCACCAGCTTCAATCTGTAACATATGTCTTTTCAATCGTTGTTCTTCTGCATTTTCTTTACCATAAATGTCTTCATATGTTTTACCTTTATGATTTGGTGGTCTCGCGCCATCACAAATATTCAGCAGAACCCCACCTTCATCATAACCGATTCTTCCATATTGTTTTATATAAGATTCTTCAATTTGATACGCTATATTTTCGTCTTGAATATTTTGCGCCAAAAATACAATTATCGGTTCGATGCCATCTCGTTTCATTTTTTCGAGTTTGTTTTTGAACCTTGTCTTATTTTTGTTTTTATCTCTGGGTAAATTCATATGAGCATAAGCCCGTTTTTGTTTGCCTTTACCAACATAAAACGGCGTTTGATTTCTTGGGTCTATATAACAATAAACATAATACATAACTTTAGTCTCCTGTTTTATTATGTTATATATATATTCAGGAGACTCAAAGAACAAGTTATGTGTATTTATTTGAATTGGAGCAAAAACATTTTTAGACCGTCCATCATCAAACGGGGTTACGTCAATATAATTCTCCCCATCAAAAACAACAAAATGTTTAACCACTTGATATAAATTTATATTATTGTGGACTAAAAGATAAACTCCCTGAACTTTTTGTCCACCAAACCACGAAATATACAAATCACAATTATATTCACAACAATTTTGTATACAATATAAATTCGAATAATGTATTAGTGGTATTTCATGAAAAAATTCAGGGAATTTACTTGGAATACTCCATATCAAAGGCTCAGTCCTTTTAACATTTCAGTTGTAACGTCTTTTTTCACCCCACCAATAATATAGCTGGAAATTGTTGTTTGTTGTGGCGCGACCTGAACATCAGCACCCGAAATCCATTTCTGTGTCCAGGGTAACGGATTTGAACCGGTTTTGTATTGATTAGGAAGACCAACAGCAGTCAATCTACGGTTGGCGATCCACTCAATATATTCATTCAAAAGTTGCTTGTTCAGACCAATCATTGATCCGTCCTTGAAAAGATATTCAGCCCAAACTTTTTCTTGGTTCGTAGCATCAACAAACATTTTAATGCACTGAGCCTTAGTTTCTTCTTTAATTTCAGCAAAATCGGGATCATCTTTCGGTAGAACCTTGAGCATTTGTTGCGTTCCTGCAAGATGTAGATTCTCATCTCTTGCAATCAACTTAATGATCTTGGCGTTTCCTTCCATCTTCTTGAGTTCAGCGAAGGCCCACGAACAAGCAAAACTGACATAGAAACGAATACCCTCAAGAATATTCACTGACATAAGAGCAAGCCAAAGTGATTTCTTGTGTTGATATTGAAGATAGGGACTTTCCCAATATTGCCCAATCGTGTTATTGTTAAAACTAATTAGATCATCATAGTTCTTAGAAATATCGGCAGCACAATCAACGATCTCTTGAATGTCCAGAATTTCATCGAATACTGCACCAGGATCAGCATACACATTTCGAATAATATGTGTGTAAGACCGTGAATGAATTGTTTCGTTAAACGTCCAAGTCTGAATCCAAGTTTCAAGTTCGGGTAGAGAAGCGATAGGTCCAAAAGCAGCAGTTGGCGCTCGTCCCTGAACAGAATCTAGAAGGATTTGACGTTTCAAATTAGATGTGAAAATATGTTTTTCATGATTTGATAACGCTTTGAAATCCTTACAGTCTTTAGTCAAATCTACTTCGGTTGGTTGCCAGAAGAAACCAAGTTGCTTTTCAATAAGCTTTTCGATGTAAGGATATTTCACTTGATCGTAGCGAGCAATAGCAACTGATTCACCAAAAAACATTTTCTGGTGAAGGTGATCGCGGTGGGTCGAATCGAATACACTCATTTTTTACATCCTAAATTTTACAAGAAATGCAATCTTCTTCGTCATTTTCTTCGCCACGTCCCAATTCCGGTAGTCCAACGTCCAATTCACCAGCACCATCAAAGGTGTTGAAGTAATATAGATTTTTTCCACCATACTTGTAAAACGTAATGATATCTCGTAGCAAAATTGACTCTGGAATTTGGTCGCCTTCATAATGCTGAGGATTATAGCTGGTGTTAACGGAAATCGCCTGATCGATAAATTTCTGTAGCACAGCACAAATCTTCAAGTATCCTTCGGGAGACTTTTGATCCCAAAGCAAATCGTATTTGTTTTTCAGCTTACGAATTTCAGGAACGACTTGTTTGAGAACGCCATCCTTTGATTGTTTAATCGTAATCAAAGAACGAACAGGCTCAATACCATTCGTGGAATTAGAAAGTTGAGCAGACGTTTCAGCGGGCATCAGAGCCATTAGAGTTGAATTACGAATACCAGTTGTTTTGATCAACTGACGAACATAATCCCAGTTCTGATGATATACTGGTTCAGCAAGTTCGTCAACCTCTTTTTTGTAGGTATCAATTGGAAGAATACCAGCAGAATATTTTGTCTGATCATTGAATGGTATGCAACCTTTTTCTTTAGCCAACTCAGCGGATGCCTTAATAAGATAATAAGACCAAGCCTCAGCATATTCGTGAATCTTAGCAAGACCTTCTTTAGTTATTTCACTATAGGTCAGATCGTGTTTAGCAAGCCAATACGCAAAGTTAATGATACCAATTCCAAGAGGTCTGCGGTTCATTGTGCTAGATTTTGCTGCCTTTACCGGATAATTCTGATAGTCCAACAATTCATCTAGCGCACGGACGGCCAAAGTGCATGGCTTTTCAAAATCAGCAGGCGTCTTGATCTTACCCCAGTTTACAGCGCTGAGAGTGCAGAGTGCTATTTCGCCATCAAGATCATGAAGGTCATTCAACGGTTTTGTTGGCAAAGTTATTTCGACGCACAAATTACTCATACGAATTGGCGCAACTTTTTCATCAAACGATCCATGAGTATTGCAGTGGTCTACGTTCATAAGATAAATGCGGCCAGTATCCTTTCGTTCCTGTAAGAATGCAGAAAACAATTCCATAGCCGGGATAGTTTTCTTACGCAGCAAAGGATTGGCTTCAGCTTCTTCATAAAGCTTACGGAACAAATCAACATCATTGAAGAACGCATCATACATTCCCGGCACAACATTGGGTGAAAATAGTGTGATATTTCCACCAGTTAGAAGACGTTCATACATCACTTTATTGAATTGAACCCCGTAATCCATATGGCGGATACGGTTATCTTCAATGCCTTTGTTATTCTTTAGCACCAATAAATCTTCAACTTCATAATGCCACAGAGGATAATATAGAGTTGCTGCTCCACCACGAACACCACCTTGGCTACAAGACTTTACTGCGGTTTGAAAATGTTTGTAGAAAGGAATAACACCAGTATGAGACGCATCACCATTTCTAATCTTAGAGCCTACAGCACGAATACGACCACCACCAATTCCAATGCCTGCCTTCTGAGAAACATACTTCACGATAGCAGAAGATGTTGCACTAATTGAATCCAAAGAGTCATCTGTTTCAATTAGCACACAAGAACTAAATTGTTTTTGGGGACTACGAAGACCTGCCATAATAGGAGTTGGTAGTGAAATTTCAAATGTGCTGATTGCGTCATAAAAATCTCTAACCCACTGCAATCTAGTGTTTTTGTCATAATTTCGGAATAACACCATTGCAATAAGCATATAAGTCATTTGTGGAGTTTCGTAGAATTGTCCAGTTACTCGGTTCTTGATCAAATACTTACCACGAAACTGCTCCATTCCAACATAAGGTATGAGATAGTCGCGCTTATGATCTAAGAATGTATTGAGCGTGGCAAATTCAGCATCAGTGTAGTAACCAAGAATATCTTTATCATAATAACCAAGTGCAACAACATTCTTAACGTGATCGTGCAAAACCGGAATGTCGTAGCTGCCATAAACTTCCTTGCGAAGATGGTAATTAATCATATGACCCGCAACAAACTGATAATTCGGCGTTTCTTCAGTGATAAGTTCTGATGCCGCCTTGATCAGAGTTTCTTGAATGTCAGTTGTCTTGATGCCATTATAAAACTGAATCTGAGACTTTAATTCGATCTGGCTTTCTGATACACCAGTAATACCTTCGCAAGCCCAAGCTACAACCTTATGAAATTTGTCTAGGTTTAGTGGTTCTTTATTGCCATTTCGTTTCGTTACATTAATCATAGGTTGGTCTTTCATTTATCATTGTGTTGTTATGGGTTGCTAGGAGAAGTGGGGTATTTATTATCCCATAGAAGGAAAATACTTAAGAATTTCCTGCCATGCAGATTCAGCAACTTGGCGATGTTCCTTCTGCGTTTCCGGACCTCTTCGTAGCTCAGAATAATGTAACCAGGACCGCAATGAACCCGCCATATACATTCGAGATACTGTCATACCTTCTGGTAAAACTGTTCTCGCTTGTTCCTTGGCAATACCGTTTTCTATGGCCCATTTGTAAGCATCAAGAGTTGCAATCCTCACAACATTTTGCATTGCTTGCCAGTGATCACTTAGCTGCTTGTCATCATTTTCGATACTATTCTGTCGATTCTTTATATCCTGCAATCGTGCTTCTCTAGTAACGAGACCCAAATCTTTTGTAGGATCGGCATAACGTTGAGAAAATTCCTGAAAAGAAAAGGAACGGTGACGAAGAATCTGCCGAGCAATATCCCTGGTTGTTTTAATTTCCATTGTGATATGAACCATTTCGAAAGGCGAAAAATGCTTATGCTTTAGAAGATACTTGATAAGTTTTGGTGCTGTTTCGGTATTCATCTGGTTGCTGGGATTTGATACCCTTGCTGTATATGCCAGAAATTCATCAGCAGTCATGAGATCGCCATCCATATATCCATTCTTACCGGAATTACGGACCAAAGGTTGTGTCATAGCAATAATTTTAGCGGTGTTAATTTCCATTTTTGGTTCTTTCGGTATCAAACATATTTTCAATTTCCCAAATAACCCAATCAGTGTCGCCTTCTGATTGCAATATAACATTTAGACATTTTTGGATTATGAGATAAGCAAATTGCTCTTTATCAAAAACTTCATAAT